CTAAGAGGGAAGCGGCAGCTCTCCGCAAGTATATCCAGTGTGAGAACGAAGTCAAGGACTGGTCAGATAACGCTCGTAAAGTTGGTGTTGATCCTACTTTTCTTGCTGTATCTGACGTTGTCTGGTCGGAGTTATTGCATAAGTTTCCTTTCGGGGACTTACGCACTGAACTTCGACCCAGACACGGTCCAGGATCGACAGGCGAACGTCTGTTTGGAAATTCCAAGTGGACTTTTGCCGATCGATGGCATAAGAGACTCGAGGAGTTCTTCCCAGTAACTGAGTATGCTTTCGCATCTCAGAGGGATCTCTCCCCAGAATCTCTTAGCCGTTTTGACTTCGTCGAACCCGAGGACGAACAACCCGTTCGAGTTGTCTTCGTCCCTAAGACTCAGAAGACTCCACGAGTAATTGCAATTGAGCCTATCTGTATGCAATACATACAGCAGGGTTTACTTCAACTACTCGTTCCACTTATAGAAGGTGGACGGTACACTGGTGGTCGGGTTAACTTCTCCGATCAGTCAGTAAACCAGAAACTGGCACTTTCCGCATCGCGTAGCGAGCGTCTTGCGACGCTCGATATGAGCGATGCTAGTGACAGGGTGTCTTCTTACCTTGTATACAATATGCTTAGAGTGGTTCCGAACTTTCGGGATCACGTCTTTGCGTGTCGTAGCACAAGGGCAGTCTTGCCAACTGGTGAAACTATCCAGTTAAGCAAGTTTGCGTCTATGGGTTCAGCTTTATGCTTTCCTATGGAAGCTATGTGCTTTTTTATAGCTATAGTCTCCGATAGGATACGTAGAGCTCAAGTACCCGTGACATCACGTAACATACGTAAGTATGCACGTGATATCTACGTCTATGGCGACGATATTGTCGTTCCATCGGACGAGGCACCTGCGGTCATTGAGAGCTTTAAGGCCTACGGCTTTAAAGTTAACGCCGCAAAGTCCTTCTGGACTGGTAAGTTCAGGGAATCTTGCGGAGTCGATGCGTACGCTGGTGAACGAGTAACACCCGTTTACTGTCGCGTAGATGCACCGGATGACCGACGCTCTGTTGATAGGATACTATCGTGGGTCTCCATGGCCAACCAGTTCTATATGGCTGGTTTATGGAGAGCCTGTAAATCCGTACGTACTCACTTAGAAGGAATTCTAGGTGAAATACCACACGGACACGATACGTCTCCTGGGTTACACTGGACTAGCTACAGCAAGCGAATCCAGGGTACGAAATGGAATAAGAACTTAATGCGGTTTGAAAACCGCACATGGGTTCCTACACCAGTTCGTGAACCTGATCCCCTTGATGGCGATCAGGCTCTGCTCAAGTGCTTCACACTTATTGGAAGCGATTCCGTAAGTACGGATCACTTACAACGAAGCGTATCTCGCGGCAAGATTGCACTAAAGCGCCGCTGGGTTCCTGCTCATTGAGTTGAGTAGGCGTCTTCTAAAGACAGA